AACAATAGCAATGTTACCATGGAAAGCGTCTGCAAACTTGCGAGCACGGACAGCACCACCTGCGTCTGGACTTCCAAACACATATTCACTACTGTCTTTTTGATGTTCCTTAATATCTCTTGCAAAGATAATCCTACTGGTAAGATCGTCAACAGGAATATCAAAGAAGCCTTGTATCTGTCCTGCATGTAAATCCATAGTCAGTACACGATCAGCACCTGCTGTGGTAAGTAGGTCAGCAACTAGTTTTGCTGTGATTGGTGTGCGGCTGGCACTCTTACGATCTTGTCTAGCATATCCAAAATAAGGTATAACTGCTGTAATGCGTTGTGCAGAACTACGTTTAGCTGCATCAATCATAACCATAAGTTCCATTAGGTTATCATTTACAGGAGTGCTAGTAGACTGGATTATAAAAACATCTTCTCCTCGGATATTTTCTAAGAATTCTACAGAAGTTTCTCCGTCTGCAAATCTTTCAATCTTAGCTGGTACAAGTGTACTAAAACTATGCTCTGCAATTTTATTAGACAGGTTTTTGTTTGAATTTCCTGAAATTAGTTTCATTATTATCCTATATATGAATTTAAAGTATTTACAAAAAATTATACTAAATTTTAATTATAAATACGATTATAAAAAGGTATAAAAATGGCTAATATAACAATCAGAGGATATAGCACAATCCAACGAAATTTTGGTAGTTTTAAGATTTATGATTTAGAGTGTGCAAAAAGAGATTTATTAAATCATTTTTATACACGTAAAGGATCAAGGGTTATGAATCCTACATTTGGTAGTATTATTCCTGAAATAATATTTGATCCACAAACAGAAGATTTAGAAGAAGCAATTAAAGATGATTGTATAAAAATAATTAACCAAGATCCAAGATTTGAATTAGAAAATGTAAATTTAGAATCCTATGATAATGGTTATAATATAAGCCTGGAATTAAATTACGTACCTTTACAACAAGCTACAATTCTTTCAATACCGTTTGATAAACGATCAGCAGATGCAAGGAATACTTAATGGCAGTTAGTGTAAGACAAAATTACTTATTTGCAGCAGAAGATTATAAAATTGTTTATGAATCTTTTAGTAATGCAAATTTTAAAAGTTATGATTATGATGGAATAAGAGATTCTTTAATAGAGTATATAAAAACAAATTATTCTGAAAATTATAATGATTGGATAGAGTCCAGTGAATTTATGGCAATTTTAGATTTAATTGCTTATATTGGTCATTCCTATGCATTTAGAGTAGATTTAGATAGTAGAGAAAACTTTCTTGCAACTGCAGAAGGTAGGGCTAATGTTTTAAGATTAGCTAGACAATTAGGATATACTCCATCCAGGTCCATTTCTGCACAAGGTCTATTAAAAATTAATAGTATTAGAACAAATCAAACAGTTTATAACTCAGATAATATAGATTTAGCAGGAAAAACTGTTTATTGGAATGATTTAAATGATCCAGATTCTTACTATAATTTTATTACAATATTAAATGAAGTTTTGAATAGTACAAATCAATATGGAGAACCCTATAAATCAGGAAGTGTAGATGGCATATTAACACAATTATATAAAGTTAACAGTGATATAGAAAAAGAACCAATTACTAGGAATTTTTCTAGTTCTGTTTCTGGAATACAAACACAATTCGAAATAGTACATAGTAATTTTGTAGACGGTAGTTATTTTTATGAACAAAATCCAAATCCTAATGCAAATTTTAATTTAATTTATAGGAATGATAGCAATGGTCTGTCAAGTAAAAATACAGGATTTTTTATACTATTTAAACAAGGATCATTAAATTATACAGATTTTCAAATAGATGATCCAATCGAAAATAGAGTTATAGATATAGATATTACAAATGTAAACGAAGATGATGTTTGGTTGCAAACTATTACAAATGATGGAAATGTAATTACAGAATGGCAAAAAGTTGAAAATTTAACAGGTAATAATGTAATTTACAATAATATAAATCGTGGAATAAGATATATTTTTCAAGTAATTACTGCAGATGATGATACAATAAGTATAAAATTTGCAGATGGTCAATATGGCGAAATACCTAGAAATTTAATTAGAGTTTGGTATAGGACAAGTAATAATAAAACATATAATATAAGCCCTAATGATATTAATAATATTGAAATAACTTTACCTTATAAAAGCCAAGATGGATCTTCTTATTTGTTAACAGCAAGTGCTTCTTTAGAATATACTGTAAGAAACGCATCTGCAGTAGAAAGTTTAGAAAGCATTAAATTTAATGCGCCTTTAGTATATTCTACTCAAAAGAGAATGATAACAGACCAAGATTATTCAGTTTATCCTTTAAGTGTTAATTCTAACATAATCAAAGTCAAAGCCATTAACAGAACTCATAGTGGACACTCAAGATATTTTGATTTATATGATCCTACAGGAACCTATGACAATTTAAATATTTTTGGTGAAGATGGTTATATATATAAAGAATATATTTCTAGAAGAAGAGCTATAAGTGGTATTAGTTCAGTAACTAATACAGACATCGTTAATTATTTAAAAGATTTTTTGGAAGATGCAAATACAAGACATTTTTATTATAATAAGTATCAAGATATTAGTGTAAGCAATTATCTTACTACTAATTTAGATGGAATTACATGGAGATCTGTATCAGTTAATAATAATAATTCAACAGGATTTTTTGCTGATACTGTTAATACGTATACTAACAATGTATTAGATATAGATCAAGCAAAAGTTTTAGGTCCATTTAATACAGATAAATTTTACAAACATTTAGAAGTAGGATGTGTTTTAGAATTTGCTTTACCATCAATAAATGATCAACTTACTCAGACATGGCAAAATGTAGAAAGAGAAAAGAAATATGCAAAAATAACTAGGGTTCAAAATAAGGGCTTAGGAGTATACGATGCTGTTAATAATTACCCTACTGGTACAGATAGATTAGGTAATGGAGTTGTTACATTATCAGTTAATATACCAGATGGATCAAGAATTACGAAAATAATTCCAGCTATGTCTTCTGAATTAGAAAATATAAAAAATGATATTTTTAAACAGTTATCTTTGAAAAATACATTTGGGTTATATTATGATAGAGAAAATAAAAGATTTACAATAATAGATGCAGATCATGTAAGTAATAAATCTACAAGCTTTGATATTAATACAAATGGTTTATCAGCTAATCAAGATTCCTCTTGGATTATTAGAGTACAATACAACAACAATGTATGGGAATTACTTGTGCGGCAATTAAGATATATTTTTGGTAGTGAAACTGATGTAAGATTTTTTAATCAAAATTTTGACAGATTACAAGAAAAAACTACAAAAAAACCTAAAAAAGATATTATTAAAATATTGAGTGTAAATAAAAATTTAAATACAAATGAAATATTTAAACAAGATTTTGAATTTAATTCTATAAACAATTTTTTATATGAAGATGGATATTCTGATCCTACAAAAATAATAATAACACCAGCTGATGAAAACTTAGATCTTATACCTGATAATCCATTTTCATTTGACGAATTAGTAGGTGAAAACAGTATATATTTACAACCTATAGAAAAAGATGGGTATACATTAAATTTAATAGAAGATGATGTAACAGATATAGTAAAAACAGGAAGATCTAAATTAAAATTTATTTGGAAACATTACGTAGAAGATAACAATAAATTAGATCCTAGTCCTAGTAATATAATAGATATGTATGCTTTAACAAGTAATTATGATACTCAATTCCGTACTTGGTTAAGTAATAACACACCTAACTATTTGCAACCTCTACCTCCAACTAGTTTAGAGTTATCTAATTTACTGAAAAATATAGAAAATGTAAAGTCAACTAGTGATTTAATAATTTATAAAAGTGTAAAATACAAACCTTTATTTGGAGAAAAGTCTGATATAGAGCTACAAGCTAATATAAAAGCAGTTAAAATTCCAGGAGTAGATTATAGTGACAATGAAATAAAAAGTTTAATTGTAAAATCAATAAATGATTATTTTAATGTTAATAATTGGGATTTTGGAGAAACTTTTTATTGGACAGAATTAAGCGGGTATTTACATCAACAACTAAGTGGAATAATAGCAACCGCAGTAATAGTACCTGTAGATGAATCTAGCAGTTTTGGTAAATTATTTCAAATTACTGCTGATCCTGATGAATTATTTGTTAGTTGTGCAACTGTTAGTAATATTTTTATAGTAGATACTATTAATGATTTGGTACTAAGGACATAATATAATGGCTAAAATTCCAGCTAATGCAAAAAAAATAAAGAATCAAACTTATCCTAAAAAAATAGATAATAAAAAGTTTGAAAATACAGAACTTTTGCCAGAAGTTTTACAAACAGAAAGCAATAAAAAATTATTTAATGCTACTATAGATAATTTAACAAGTAGAGGCACGTTAGAACAAATTAACGCTTATGCAGGACAAAAAAAAGGAGGATATTATAGTTATAATTTAGATAGGTATCTAACATCTACAAATACTAAAAAAGAAAAATATCAGTTTGCTAGTTCTCCTATTGTTAAAAATAATAATGATATATATTCTGCAATAACTGTGGATGACATTTATAAATCTATAAAAGATAGTAATGAAAATGAAGTTAATTTTAATATTCAATTAGATGATACAAGTTACAAGTTAGACATACCAATCGATATAGACAAATATACTAATTTTTATAGTTATTATTGGATAGATGATCAAATTTTTATACCAATTAATAATCTTGATATTGCGAATGTTGTAGGGAAATCTAATGCTAGCATTGACAATATTAATTTAATAAATGGTTTATGTTTTAAATTTGATACTGTCACAGATAGTAGCATAGAGCTTAATACAAGACATGACCTTTTTAATAATACAAATAAGTATGTTGTTACAGGCGTTGGGTCTTACATAGAATTAATTCCATTTAGTGAAGACAGCGCTCTTACTACATTTGTTAGTGCAGCTGATGAGGACATTTTTCCTGCTCAGTATGTATGTATGGAAATAGGCAGTCTTAACAATAATTCTTGGTCTAGAACGAATTATTGGATTCATACTGATGTAATAGAAATATATAAAACTCATTTGCTTTACGATCCTAATCTTACATATGATGTTGGTAATTGGGCTTTTCAAAATAACTCTTTTTTCAAAAAAATAAACGTAGGAATATCAACTGAAAATTTACAAAATGATATTGATACATGGATTGAAAAATACAATTTTAAAGAAAATTTACAAGATTTAAGGGCACAAAGAAGTATTATAGAATACTATAAAGATATAGAAATGTTTGGAGGTGGGTTGACATTTCTACAGGATGTTGATTATATTGTAACAGGCGGATTATTTAATGACATTAGTAATATACAAACAAATAAATATTTTACTTTTTCTCCTGATAATGTGTTATCTACATTACCTAATAATTTTTTACAGACAGGAAATTATGTAAGAAGATATTTACAAGAAGGAGAAACTTTTTTATTTATAAGTGGATTAGAAAATGAATCTAATAAAATTTTTAAATTTACTAATAACACATTAGTAGAAATAAGTTTTAATGATAATGATATAATAAGAGTATTAGGATATTTTAAATATTCTTTTAGTGATAATATACCTGAACTGTTCTATAATCCTAATTCCCAAAATTGGGAATCTGTTCAAATAAAAAACTTTAGTAATCAAAATATATTATTTAATTTATACAATGAAGACAAAATTTTATTAAATGATTTTAATGATAGTAGTTTTGCAGGTAGCACTATTTTTACATATAAAAGAGGAAGTGGCAATAATGATCAATATTTACAATATCCGTTAAGTTATAAACAAAGTGACACAACAAGTTTTTTAATTAATAACATAGGTTACATTGAATTTGAATATACTATGCAAAATCCTGTTTATTATGTTACTAATAATAAAAATGAAAAAATTAACGGATACTATTATTACAAAATAAATTACAGCAATCAACCATCTTTATATAGTAATTGTTGGAAAAAAACATATGTCAAAATGTTAACAAATAAAACATTATCTAAAGTATATACTAAAGATAATGTTGGCCAAGATTTACAGATACTACTTCCAACAGATAAAATAGGATATGGTAATAATTTAATTTGTAGTTTAGAAAATAATGATTTAAAGTTTTATTACATAAGAGAAAATAATGATTTATTAGAAATACAAAACAATAATCCAATTTTGTATATACTTGAAAATACAGATTATACCGTATCAATACAACTACATGATCAAACGCTAGGAAGACTACAAATTGTTGATGAGGATGACCAATTAATTGGTAGTGTAGTAAATAATGATATTTTTAATGGTACGTTAACAATAAATTTACCCAAACAAAAAATTTTTTACAAGTTTAATAATATTAAAAAAGAAATACATGTAGTAAGTCAAAATAATTTACCAGGAAGTTTACGAATTTATAAAAATGGCTTTTTACAGTCATTAGGTTCAGTAACAGAAGTAAATGAAAAATTGAAAAATTATTATTATTTAGATAACAAAACAATAGTATTTCCATACTTTGTTTCGGAAAATAAAAAATTTGAATTAGAGGAAGACGGAACAGTCGTTTATTCTGAAACAACAAATCAACTTATACCTAGCGAAGGTATTAAAGAGAACGATATTTTTGACATTTACTATGTA